GCCTCCTCCTCAACCTTCACCTCCTCAACCTTCACCTCCTCAACCTTCACCTCCTCAACCTTCACCTCCTCAACCTTCACCTCTCCCTCCTTCACCAGCACCAAGTACACCCCCTCTTCGGTTTACAGATTCAACCCTCTTTCCTATTTTTGGAAATTACACAATGGGATATGTGAATAACACGCTTGAGAATCGCTGCCATCGTGGGATAGCCAAGTTTCAGGCTCTAAATACAGGCGTCGTAGATATGCTGAAGATGGGAGTGTATTCCCAGGCAGCTCCTGAGACGTGTGGAATCAGTTTCGTTCTCTCAACCTTTCCTGGCGCTGTAGTGGTTGGATCCTCTCTGCTCACGACCTTTACAGATCTCGTTGCGGCCGTTCCAGGAACTGACGAGTTTGTAAAGTTCAATGCGACTCCTGCTGGCTGGTCAGTTGTAGCAGGTGCGAATTATACGGTGACTATTCTCCCCTTCACGTGGGCCACAGGTCCTGCTGGCACAACAGGCTCAACTCAACACTGTGTCTTTCAGATGCCATATGGTCGGCCTGGTATACCCTACGCTGCTGTAGGGCAGTATGGACCGACAGGCTTAACCTGTGGCTCCACACCTTGGACTACTGATCTCACTGGAGATGGATACGCTATTCAGATTCTTCTGAATGGTCACTCCGCGAATGTAGTCGTTCCTAGTCCGTCCTCTTCTCACACGCCTACACCGACTTCATCTGGAACACCTACACCGAGTCCAACAGGAACACCGACACCTTCTGCAACACCCACAGGAACACCAACCATTACCGATACACCGACACCCACACTCAGTTCAGGTGCGACAGCATCTAATTCGGCGACGTCAACAAGAACTCCGAGTCGCACACCGTCTATCAGTTATACTCAGACTCCAACATCCTCTATTACATCATCTGTAACTCCTACAGGAACACCGAGCCCTACTCCATCTCTGCGCATTGGTGCCTCACCGTCAGTGACACCGACAGATACACCTGGGCCGACCGATTCACCTTCACCTACTCGTTCTGGACTACCGGTTGGTGCTCTTGCGGCTGGTTCTACTGCGACTGCACCAGCAGGATCCTTTGATGCGGGCCATATCGTAGGAGCTGCACTTGGTGGTGCTTTAGTGATCGTTGCTGCGATTGGAATTGCCATTCGATTCCGTCTTGTACACGCTGAACTCAATCCGGATAAGTATAACAAGAAGTCAAAGATGAAGATCACCATAAAGGATCCTAATAGGTTGGATAACCATCATATTACTACGGTAAATCCCTCTGGAAATATCTTATTGCGTGTCAATTCGATGAAGCGCAGTAAGTTTGAACCGGTCAAGGTTAGTGCTGACGGTGTTGCTCTAGAGAAGACTCTAAATTACTGAGAAAAATGTTTATCAAAATACTCGAGCGCATTCAGAATTGCGGCATCCATATTAAAATAACGATAATTGGCCAAACGACCCAAAAAATGGACAGATTTCTCTTCTAGAGCAAACTTTCTATATTTTTCATATAGAGTTTGATTTTCAAATGTGGGAACAGGATAATAAGGCTCACCTTTATCTGTTGTGATCTCCTTGACAATCACAGTATCTTGAGATTTCTGATTGAGAAAGTGTTTGTATTCTACAATTCGTGTATAGGGAACTTCAGTTCCAGGATAATTGATAATAGAACACGGCTGGTAAAATGGAACATTCTTATGAATCTCTTTTGTAAATTCTATGCTGCGGTACTCCAAAGGTTCTAGACCCTTGCTGGCGTAAAATCTGTCAATTGGACCAGTAAAGATAACGGTCTGAAAGGAGTCGAGTGGTTGATCTGTAAAGTCAAAGTAGTCTGTATTGAGTTTTACAGTGATGTTCGGATGATCAATCATTTTCCGTACAAATTCGGTGTACCCTTTGGAAGGCAGAGCCTGGTACTTGTCATCAAAGTAGCGGCAGTCGAAGTTATCGCGTACAGGAATCCGAGCTAAGACAGTCGCATCTAGCTCAGAAGGATACTTTGCCCACTGCTTGAATGTGTAGTTCTTAAAGATCTTTTCGTATAATTTTTGCCCTACACGACTGAGTGCAACTTTTTCTGAATTATCGGTGCAGTAAAAAACTTCCTGATTCTTTTTGAGCCAAACTCTCATTTCTTCAGGCGTCTTGATATTCTGACCACAAAGAGTATTGACTGTTGTGATATTTACAGGAATATGAACAAAACGCCCGTCGACGAGGCCCCTAACCTCGTGATCCCAGCGATCCCATTTGCTGAATTGATTCACATAGGTCCAGACACGCTCGGAATTTGTATGGAATACGTGTGCACCGTATTCATTCATCAAAATTCCTGTTTCTTTATCGACGTAATCATATACGTTGCCACCGATATGATTACGTTTATCAATAATCAGAACTTTTTTATTGAGCCGAGTAGCAAATTGCTCGGCGATCGTCACTCCAGAGAGACCACATCCAACAATAAGGACATCATAGGGCATTTGTTGTTGTATGTTGTATGGCTTTAGGACTTGCGACAGCTGCGATTCTTACGATTGCGCCGGCTGCGACAGCTGCGATTGCGACGGATGCGCCGGCTGCGACAGCTGCGATTGCGACGGATGCGGTTGCGACAGCTGCGATTGCCACGGTTGCGACCGCCCCTCATATTATTATTGCTATTGTTGCTATTACTCGTACTATAACCATTGCTGTTATTGCTATTACTATTATTTTGATTATCATATATCTCTCCAAGTTGCTTTACTCTTTCTGCATCAGCCATCGCAGCCTCAAGTTCTGCTGCATTCTTTGCATTCGCCTCCGCTTTTGCCGCAGCCTCTGCTTGTCTTGCAGCCTCAAGTTCCACTGCGATCTTTGCATTTGCCTCCGCTTTTGCCGCAGCTTCATTTGCAGCAATTTGTTTAGCTTGTATCTCAGGAATTAAATATTGATTTACGTTCATTCTACTTAATCTGTAGCTTTTTAGCCGGGTGCCCTGATAGAAATCAGGGCGCATCCTTTGGTGCCCTGATAGAAATCAGGGCGCCTGAATATGTGCTCTTCCATCTCGCAACTCATAGTAATATTTCTCCAAATCAATGGCGTGAAAATATCCTACAGATCTCAGATTGGGTCCATAGATTGGTCGATCGCCCATTAGATCACAGGTTTCGGGAACTGCCGTCTGTCCGTTAGGCCACAACTTAGGACAGAGTGGACTCGGCTGCGTCAACCACTTCCACTCATATCGAACAGCTTCTTCCTTTGTCATAAAATTAATTGATTTATAAAGGGAATACCCATAGGCAATCATTGGCTGCCGAATTAAACAGATATTTGCTTGACCATTGAGTGAAAGCCATATAAGATTTGTATTTGAAACATTAAGTTTTACTAGAATCTTCTCAATTAATTCTTGAGATTGTAAGCCAAATTTACAAGTGTCGTGCAAAAAAAGAAACCACTCATCAGACTCGACCAGTTTAGCATCTAGACACATCTGAGCTGCGATCCAGTTCGCGTACTCGTAGATATTTCGTTTTAATTTTACTGTTATACAGCCATTCTCTTCCTGTTTGATTGAATCTTCAGATTCCTTCTGGTAGACATAAATAATTTTAGATTTCCAGGCTACTGGAATAGATTCTTGGAGCGTCTTGAGTGCGACTTCATATCCCTTGATTGTTGGAATAACAAGATACATTTATCTATAATACTTAAAACTATACATTTAGATATACTAAGAAAATGGATATATCAGAAAATAATCTTAGTCAAGATGAATTGCTAATGTTATTACAAGATCTGTCTGCTGAAATCAATACTGAAAAAAAGGTTGAAAAGTCAAAGATAGAGACTGAGTGGGCAGAAGCACAAAAGTTTGAACGTAATTGGTGGGTAACCTATACCGCAGGGCATCCTGATGAAATTCGTAAAAATGATATTGAAGCACGCTTTATGATGGTTGATAAGGGACTCCCTGGAAAATCTGTACTTGATATCGGATGCGGCCCGCTTTCTCTTTTACAGCGTGTTAAAGTAGGTACTGGAACTGCACTTGATCCGTGTCATTACGGTGATTTAGAAAAGGCATACGAGAAAAATGGCATTCGTAGATTGTATAAGAGAGGTGAAGATTTGAGTGAGGCAGATGGCAAGTTTGATGAAGCGTGGATTTATAATTGCTTACAGCACGTTCTAAATCCGACTCTCATTCTTGAGAACGCTATGAAGGTGGCTTCTGTTATCCGCATCTTTGAATGGATTAATCTTGATCCATATGAAGGGCATCTGCACAAATTGACACCTGAACTTTTACGAGGACCCTTTATGAAAGAAGGGTCTGGGTGGTCAGTTGTGTATGAAACAACTGGGAGATTTTTTTTAGATGAAACTATGCAAGAGCAATATTATATTGCACTCTTTAAAAAGAATGAATTAAAGGTTACTTCTATTGATCTTTATAATATGTAAGAAATCCTAGGTTATATAAGCCCTATCTAAAAGCTATTCTGCTTTGCGATAGGGCTTGCAGCCCTATCTAAAAGCCATTCACACACTATACATTTAGTGATGGATTCTCTTCCTCCGTATTTACGATCAATTGATCAAATGCTTACACCAATGGCAACTGCGTCAGTTGGCGTACCTGTTGCTGGAACTCCTATGACTGCGTCAGCACCTACGCCAACAGCAGAAACACCAACATCTGTATCTGCAAATACACCTCTTGCAAATCCCTCCTTCAGTTTTCAGACAGCCCCTCTAGCAACTTCATCAGCCCCTTCAGCTGCCCAGATATCTAACAATAAGAAACTCCGTTTTCTCCAGGTCAGCACGCACGCCCACCAGTTTACTGGATATAGCAAGGTATCTTATGAGATTATCAAGCAGCTTGCTACAATTCCTTGGTTAGAAGTCACACACTTTGGCTTTCAGAAGCATCCGCAGATTCCGCCAAATTTCCGTCCCTACCCTTCAAATGTAACAGTTCTCGATGCTGCAGATATGGAGAAGCCCGTGCAGCAGGGATTTGGTTATGCACATCTTGTCGAGGTAATTCGGGCCAAAAAGCCACACGTTGTGATGATCTATAATGATATGGCAGTTGTTTCACGTTTTCTTGAGGAGATTCGCAAGTCTGGACTTGTACGGACATTTAAGATTTGGATTTACTGTGATCAGGTGTATGATCGTCAGCTTCAGGGAATGATTGATATTCTAAATCGCGATGCGGATCGCGTCTTTGCGTTTACTGATTACTGGAAGAAGCGCCTGCGTGATCAGGGGGTTACACGTCCTCTATCAATTCTAGGTCACGGTTTTGATCCGAAGTTATTCTTTCCAATTCCGCGCGACCTCGCTCGCAAGTCACTCAAGATGCCTGAGGATGCCTTTGTCATTATGAATCTGAATCGTAACCAGCCGCGCAAGTGTCTGGATATTCTCATTATGGCATTTGTAGAACTGGTAACAAAGTATCCGACCAAGCCGATTATTCTGCTGTCAATCTCAGATAAGGGTGAAAAGGGAGGCTGGTGGCTATTTGAACTCTTTATCAACGAGTTGACGGATCGTGGAGTACCCATTGAGCAGTTCGGAAATCGACTGATGATCAGTAACCAGGATATGGCATTCAAAGATGAGGATATTAATGTATTGTATAATATTGCGGATGTTGGCATCAGCACAGCGGAAGGAGAAGGGTGGGGTCTGTGCAATTTTGAGCAGATGGGTGTTGGCATTCCGCAGGTGGTTCCTGATGTTGGAGGATTCAAGGAGTTCTGCACAATGGAAAACAGTGTAGTTGTCAAGCCGAAGCACAAGCTTTACTTGCCGAGCGTTTACTCACCGGTTGGAGGTGTCGCGCGCCGCTGCGATCCTCACGATATCTGTATGGCTCTGGAGGAGTACATCAATGACAGCGAAAAAAAGAAGCGTCACGGTGCCAAGGCGAAGGAGACCGTTCTGGGATATACGTGGGAGAAGGTGACAAAGGAGTTCATTGGGAAGCTGGAGGAGGAGCTGAAGGAGCTATAGACATTGTAATAAAATCAGGTTCAGGACGCCGAGTGTATACAAGAAGGCCTTTTTCCTTCTTGGCCGTTAAATAATAGTTGCGATAGCATTCAATGGGATCGCTACTATTCTTATACTTGTCATCCATTGCGATTGCGAAGGGGGTTAGACCAATTGCAGGCAGAGCTGGAGGATTTGCCTTGAGCCACAAGACGTGCTCAAGACAGGAGTGCGGCTTTGGCTTCTGCCATCTGTAGGTATACTCATCGCTCAGAGCGAGACCAAGATCGCAGGCAAAGTGATAATTCTCGAGAGATGTGCGAATCCAGATCGTGCAGGGATGCTTCAGATGTGCATACTTATATCCACGACTCTCAGATTTAATTTTCTTTGGACTTGTCTCTAGATTTGGTGGCAAAGTCAATGGCCCAAGTTGCTTCCTAGTTTTTGTTAGCAGATCGGGATAAGCTGCAGTCCAGTGAGCAGTATAGAGCATCTGACACGTCTCAAGAATCATTTTGATCACGTGCTTGTCGCAGTGGGCTTGCGCGGCTTTGATAGGATCAGTCGAAAGAATGAATAGATTCATTCGTTTTACTGAGGAGTACAAACTAAGTTACAGGCAAAACTATCAATTTTTTATTATTTTACGCATTGTGCGACTGCGTTTATTTTTTCTCACATTGCGCGTTCTACGAGCACCACCTGAACTGCCAGAACCACCAAATGGATTAAATCTAAAAATACTATTAAAAAATGAAGGGGCAGGAGGAGCAGGAGGAGGAGCAGGAGCAGGAGCAGGAGGAGGAGGAGGAGCAGCGGCAGGAGGAGCGGCAGCAGCGGCAGGAGGAGCGGCAGCAGCCGCAGCCCGTTCTGCTAGAATAGCATTGGTAGCAGCAGCAATTTGTTCATTTTTTTCAACGTCCGCAGCTCGTTGTCTTGCAACTGCTTCAGCAGCTCGCGGATTCGGAACCCAAGGATCTCGTGCAACATTTCGTCTATAATTACCATTTCTCCTATTATTATTTGCAGTGCCTCGACGATTTGGACGCGGGTATCTCATAGCTCCTGATGGACCATTTCTAACATCTGCATCTTCTAATCCTGGTGGAGATCCAAGTGTTGCCTTCATTTTACCTGGTACACTTGATGACGGTCGTGAGGGATATCTATTATTCCGCACATTAAGCGTGGCTGCTGTGCTATTTGTACCAAATCCAGCACCAGTGGCATATGTAGGATCTCGATGATGAAATTCACGAACCGCAGCACGATTAGAAAAACTCGCTCTTCTTGTTGCTGCTGGTATTCTTAATTGCGAAGGGCCTAATGCGGGTCCCTGAAATGCATTATGAACTATTAATCCACCTGTGCCAGCCACAGCAGCACCAGGACTACCAGCTAGAAGTCCTCCTAATGCAAGGGCTCCCAGACCACGCTGTAAAATAGAAGAGGGTGGCAATTCTTCACCGGGTCTCCGAATAATTCCCTGTTCTTGTAAATATCGTGTTGGAAGAGGAAGCGGAATACCTTGGCGTTCCATTTCGGCATATTCTTCAGCTGTAAAGGGTGGAGCATAGGCTGCTTGAAAAGGATCCACTTGTAATACGTGGGCAGGGACATTAAAAGCAGCTGCAGCAGCGCCAGCGCCAGCACCAGCGCCAGCACCAGCACCAGCGCCAGCACCAGCAGCAGCAGCATTACCAGCACGCCCAAGAACGTGCCCAGGTCCAGCAGCAGCCCAATTATACATACCAGGCCCTACACCGCGACCCGCATTTGCAAAATAGCGTGCTAAATATTGCTGATATCCACGACCAGCAGCATTCGCACCACCAGGGACACGAGCAAGTGAGCGCATCAAATCTTGCTGCTCAGCTGCCCGCCGCGCAAGTTCTGCTACAGTTACTGTTTGCTGCATCCTATCTACTTACAGCGGCTAAACCATTTTCGTGCTCTGGCAGATCGAATCCGGGCTTTCCGCACGAGATCAGAGTCAGGTCCGTAGTGAGTTTTACCGCAGACCAATAAAGACGAAACGCGAGCGTAGCCCCATTGCTGCTGTGTGGCACCAGGACGGTGGCCGGTACGCCACGCAGCTAGACCACGGTCATAGGATTCCTGTAGAAGATCTTGCGGAACACCTGTTACTTTAGCGCGATCAGCAATTGACTTAGCATCTGGAAAAAGACGATTCCACTGCTCAGTATATCCAGATTTGCGTGTCTTGACACCACGATCTGTCTTAAATCCGACATAGGCCTTAGGATTCTTCCAATCGAGTGCACCAAATTTGAGAATCTCCTTCTTTCGCTGTGTCTTCTTTTTATTGGATAGACCCTTGTAATACTTTTTGGGCCATAACTTCCTGGTCCTCATCTACTTAGAGTTCTAGAATTGAAGGTGAATCGGTACTACTATAGCTACGCTCTCGGATTCGCTCGAGGCCCTTGTTTGAAGGACTACCTCTGAACTGAGGACTGTGTGCAGGACTGTGAATCTCAACTGTACGAATTACAAGCTTCATAGGATTTACACTGAGGTTGGCTAGCTTCTCCATTTCAACCCTCTCAGCCGCAGCCTTCGCATTAATCTTGTACATTGTATAGGCCTTGGTGCTTCCAAAGAGAAGCGATACACCTACAAGAAGTGAACCGATAACAATTCCCGCAAGAGGGCCACTTGACTTGATGGGGTTCTCTTCTGTCTGCGATCCAGCCAAATAGATCGTTGCATTCTGAGTGCGAGAAGGCGATGGGGTTGAGGTCAATGTCGGAGTTGCTGAACTTGTTACAGAGGCTGTTGCGGAAGGTGAAGATGATCGGGTGGCAGTCGTTGAGGAAGTTGTCGTTGCGGTAGGGTTTGGAGATGTAGATGGTTGACTTGTTGCAGTTCCGGAACTAGTAGCAAATGAACTTGCTGTAGTTGTTCCTGTTGCGGAGGATGAGGATGTCGCGGAGGAGGAGGATGTCGCGGAGGATGAGGATGTAGAAGATACCGAGGCAGAACTTGTTGCGGTACTTGTTGCTGTTGCAGTACTTGTTGCTGTTGCAGTACTTGTCGCTGTTGTGGTACTTGTCGCTGTTGCGGTACTTGTCACAGTACTTCTTGCAGTACTTGTTGCTGTTGTGGTACTTGTTGCTGTTGCGCTACTTGTTACCGTTGCTGAACTTGTTGAAGAAGAGGTAGATGTACTAGAAGAACTTACAGTAGGAGTTCTTGAAGCATATCCAGTTGTTGATACACTGACTGTAGGGGTTGAAGAACTTGATCCGGTAATTGATGCTTGAGCAGAATAAGAGGGCAGTGCTGACACTGACGGCAGTGCTGACACTGACGGCAGTGCTGAAGGGGTTACCTGAGCAGAATAAGACGGCAGTGCGGTCACTGATGCCCAAGAGGAAGGTGTCGCCTGAGGTGACTCAGACGGCAATGCGGACACTGACGGCAGTGCTGACACTGATGCCCAAGAGGAAGGTGTCGCCTGAGGTGACTCAGACGGCAGTGTGGACACTGACGCCCAAGAGGAAGGTGTCACCTGAGGTGACTCAGACGGCAGTGCAGACACTGACGGCCAAGAGGAAGATGTCGCCTGAGGTGACTGTGATGGCAAAGAGGAAGATGTTGCCTGAGGTGACACTGACGGCAATGCGGACACTGATGCCCAAGAGGAAGATGTCGCCTGAGGCGACACAGATGCTGATGCTGAAGCTGATGCTGATGCTGATGCTGATGCTGATGCCGACGCAGAACTAGTTGGACCCTGTCCAACAACTACCGTTGAAAGGAGTACAATAAGGATAGACCTCATCATTGTACAATTAATAAGTATCGCGTATCCAGTTTTAAACCTCAATTTTTGTTAGATGTCACTAGCTTATACACGGAGAAACAAGAAGCAGTTAGGTGGAGATTGTAGTTCGTGCTCAATGCCTCCACCTCCTCAGACGGGCGGTGCTTGTGCTTGTAAGTCGATGTTTAAGGGTGGATACAGAGCAACAGCAAAGAATCGCAAGTATCTAAAACTCTACAAACAAGGAAAATCGATCGGCTTTACAATGTTAGCGTCTCTAAAAGCTAAGGGACTTGTACCGAGAACCTCACGGAAAAATAAGGGCAAAAAGGTACTTGGGCCCAAGTATAAGTAATCAGTACTATGGACACAAACTCAAAAGCAAAAACACGCAAAGTAGCTCTCCGATCAAAAGTAATGACCCGCCGTCGTCTGATCCAAGGAGGTGGTATTGTAAAGCTCAATACCGATGCAGTCACAGCGATCCTCCAGCCGATCTATAATACTCTGCCATCCACCAAGGCAAATGGAGAGCATAATCTGACCTACGGTGAAATTGAGTGGCCTACACTCAAGTATATTATTGACTTAACAACTAAGCAGCAATTTACTGGAAATACCTCCGGCAAGTTCTATGATCTCGGGTGCGGTCGTGGCCGCGCTGTTCTCTATGCTGCTCTTGCTGGTCCGTTTGAGCAATCAGTCGGCGTTGAGATTCTGCCTGAACGTATTGCCTTAGCCCAACAAGCCTTGCTGAAGCTCAAGCAGTCTATACCGACTGCAGGGGCCAAGGTGAAACTTCTGGAGACATCCTTTCTGAATCCCGCGTTAAAATACAAGGACGCCCGAGCTGTCTTCTTTAGTAATCTCTGTATTGACGATCAGACATCAATGGCTCTTTTCAATAAACTCAATACAGAAATGCAAAAGGGATCTCTTCTCTTTTGCTCAAAGGCTCCTTCGGCCAAACTCGTAGCCTTTGAACTTCTTTCAGTTGAACGAATGCCAATGACTTGGACACCGACCTCAGAGTTTCACGTCTTTCGTCACCTATAAAAAACACAAGCACGAGGTAATGGCTACGCTCTCCGTAGGACAACAACCAGAAAAACCAATTGTTAGAACGCGATTTGGATACGAGGCAAAAGAGTGCGTACGGGCACTACACGATGTCTTATCTCAAACGGGCGCTTCAGCAACTGGAAGAGCCTTGCACTACAGCGCAGACTTACTCTGTAGTGGTGGGTTTGAGATTTGGATTCGGCTGTTCTGGACTTTCATTTTCCAGAATATCCATTTAACAAGTCTCCGGGTCTTTGTCTATCTTCAACAACGGACTCTGGATTTGGAAGAGCGTGTGAAGAAGTTGGATATGGAAGAGTTGTATAAGGATCCGGAATTCCAGCAAAGGGCGGCTGAAGTTGTTCTGATTCTTCAAACGATCCCACGGCAGAGTAAACTCGTTTGGCCGAAAGTTCCAGCCGAGACTCACGATCCGATTTGGATTCAGAGTGTCTCAGCGCCGAAAGAATCGGAGGCTGTCCGAAAAGTCTGGGCGCCTCAACACGATCAGCCGATTTTGAGATTTGTAGGGAACCAGATTTTGATGGCGTGTGAAGAAGCAAATGTGGAGAGAGCTCTTTTTTGGTTACGGTGGGTTTTGGATGAAGATAAGCGTCTCCGGAAAATGAATAACGGATTTACAATGACAACGAACCGAAGAGGAAGTCAGGGATCCGGAAAGATTGATAAAGCTGAGATTGGATATTACATTGCGGCAATTTGTGCGGAGGCTTACAAAGATTTAGCGCGCCGGGGTTTGATTCGGATGCACGAGGAATTCCAGGCTTTGCTTGATCTCTGGAAGGGAAAGCAGGCTCGGCTAAGTATGAGGCAACGTCAGGAGTGCTTGGCAATAATGATTCTGGCTCTTGCTGAAGTGCCGAGATGGAAGGTACCTGCTGCGCAGCCTTTAGTCAAGGACCCTACAGTAATCAGCAGAGCTGTGCAGCAGTCAGTACGTTTCTTTCAGGAAGTTCTAGTCAAACCGCAGGTTCAGCCGATTGTTCCGAAGGATATTGCGGGTGCGGGTAAACGAAAGAAGGTATCGTTGATTGGTAAGCATACGAGTACGGAAGATCAGATGAGATTGATGGATGAGATGGTAATGGCGTTTATCGATAGATAAACGAGAAGGTAATGGCGTTTATCGATAGATAAACGAGAAGGTAATGGCGTTTATCGATAGATAAACGAGAAGGTGATGGCTTTCATTGACAGATAAAAGCAAAAGGTGATGGCGTTTATCGATAGATGAATATGATTGATAAAAGCAAAAATTGAAGTGCCTCAACTGCTACTTACACGTATACCCTATATACGAATAAGATGCAGTCTCTTGTTCAGAAGTTGATTGCCGCAAACGAAGCATATCGTAACGGAGCTACTCTTCTGATGACGGATGATGAGTATGACGAGGGCATTGAGATGCTGGCTCGCGTAGATCCGAATCATCCTCTGCTCTTTCAGGTCGGTGCTACCGTTGGTCAGGATCAGACTGGTAAGGCAACCAAGTTGCCGCATCGAATGGCATCTTTGGATAAGGCTAAGGTTCAGGAGGATCTTGCAAAGTTTATCAAGAGGCAACCCGAAGCAGGAACTCAGGGGTTTGTTCTGAGTGAGAAGCTGGATGGCATCTCCGGCCTCTGGAGTCCTTGGAAGGGAAAGCTTTATCTTCGTGGAAATGGAATTGTTGGAGTGGACGTTAGCAATTACTTGCCGCATCTCCAGCTCTTTACAGTAAAGAAGCCAACAACTGAGGATATTCCTGAGGATGTCTGGATTCGTGGGGAACTGATTCTTCCAAAGTCAAAGATTCCTCCGGGGCGTCTGGGTCGCTCCATTACAAATGGCATCTTTCACCACGACATTCCTGATCCGAAGGAGGCAGGCAATGTTCGTTTCGTAGCCTACGAGATTATCGGAATGGCGGGCAGCATTACGGCTCAGCAGCAAATGGCCTGGATCCAGAATTGGAGTCTGTACTATCCGTGGTATCAGGTTGTGTCTGCCTCTCTGCCGACGGCCGCTGAGCTTACGCAGATTCTGGAGACTCGCTTGACTGCATCGGAATATGATATGGATGGAATTGTCATTCGGACCAAGCAGCCAGCAAAGCCAGCAGTCAAGGGAAATCCTACCGAGTGTATTGCGTGGAAGCCACCCCGTGGCGAGACGAAGCTAACGAAGGTTATCCGAGTCGAGTGGAATGCCAGCGCAAATGGACGTCTTGTTCCGCGTGTAGAGATTTCGCCGGTGGCTCTGGGCGGCAGTACAATCACGTATGTTACTGGAACTCACGCACGGCGCATTCTTGATTGGAAGGTGGGCCCAGATGCAGTTGTAGTGATTCGCAAGGGCGGCGATGTTATTCCGGTTCTTGATTCTGTTCAGACTCCGAGTCCACTGGAACTCTCTCAGATCTTCCCTTCAGCAGACTCGTATGAGTGGGATGGGCCTCCTGAGACTGCAGTGAATATCAAGCAGAAGACTGCTGATAAGACGACGCAGGCAGCACAGCTTCTGAAGATGGTGACAAAGCTTGAGTGGGATAATGTGGGTCCGTCACAGCTGAAGGCTCTGGTGGAGGCAGGCTATGCCACGGTACCGCAGATTCGCAAGGTATCTGAGGTAGATCTGAAGAAGCTGCTGGGTCCAACAAAGGGAGCCCACTTCTACAAGCTTGTTCAGACAGATGGCTGGCTCAACAAGAATGAGATTACACTCTTTCTTGCTAGTCCAATTGGACGTGGAGGCATTGGATCAACGAAGCTAGAGGGTCTAGCTGCAATTCAGCCAGACGTAACTCTTTGGTCAAAGGCGGGAATCTTTATGAGCGTTAAGGGATGGTCGCCAGATTCACTCAAGGAGTTTCAGACAATCTGGGCTGAGTATGAGACATTCAGAAAGACAGAGTGGGCCTTTCTCAAGTATCCGCAGATTGCTACGACAGCAGCAACACCTGGAGCCCAGTCGCAGACACAGATTCCTATCATCGGCTCGGTCGTATTCAGTGGATTTCGTGATGCCAAGCTTGAAGAGAATCTGATTATCAAGGGATACAAGGTGTCAGATACGGTCAAGGCAGACACAAAGGCTGTTCTGATCGCCGATAAGGAGAACCCTGAGGTCTATACGTCAACAAAGGTTGAGAAGGCTAAGAACCTCTCCGGTTGCCGTATTCTACGAAAGAGCGATTGGACACTGCTGTAGAAAATCAGCACATAACGGTAGAGGTCCTTGTGACAATGGAAGCAATAAAATCAATAGTACAATATAAAATCCCAGATCTTTACTGGCAATGGGGAATACTTATTTTTCTTATTCTTTTAATGACTACGTACGGTGGATTTTCTTTTTGGTTTTACCAAAAGTATTCAATGTATACGGAAACTCCAACAAGTATTGCTACCTTATTATCAGTTCGCAGAAATGCGCTAGGTAGTATACCACAGGCTAGTTTTGTTTCAGTAACTGCAAATCTTCAACCAGCAACTGGAGGCCAAGTGCCCTGGTCTTCAATGAAGGTAGACAATCAAGCTCTTTATAATTGGCGACCTTTGACAGTTCGCCTTGTAGGATATCTCGGTGGATCAAATGGTCTTGAAAATGGTGTATTTGATATGAATTTCGGTGTAACATCTGCACTAAAACTGGGAGCTCGTTGCTTCTTTTTTGATATAGATTATCTTGAAGTAGCACCGTGTAGGCCTCTGTTGCTTTACAGAGATAAAACTGGTTATAAGAAATCATTAAATAGTGGATCTATTTTGGATGGAATGACCGCTCTCTCAAATAATGCATTTTCAAATAATACGGATCCAATTCTAATCATTATTTATTTACATAGGATACCGCCAGGAAAGAAACAACAAGAAAGATTCTTTTTAAATTTAGCACAGTCATTAAAGCCATTAGCTACAAATCATCTTGGAACAACAACACTTGGTAATTTTTATAACTGTGCAAAGGAAGATACGCTTTTTATAACACCGATAACAACCTATGCAAATAAATTTATTGTATGTGTGAACTACGATACGAGCCCGTTAACGACAAATACAAATCCAACTGATAATCTCCATTACTGGAACAATGCTCGAATCTATCAAGATCCTCAAGGAATTGATGCAACATTAGGATCAGTGACTCCATCTGTAGCTACAGGTAATACCGCATATATTAAAGTTGCATCAACTGATCAGATTATTAATTTATCATCTACAGGATCATCTACAGGATCACCAACACCTCAAGCAACCTATGCTGCCTCATGTTCAGCTAAATTTACAATATCACTTGCACCTCCTGAATATGACTACACAAATGCAAAAATGGAAACGCTACTCAATACATTAGGTGTTCAATGTGTACCCCTTGATGTTCTCAGCCTTGGAGCAAACCCAAATCACGCTGCTGCAAATGCTGAGATTTTTAAAATTAAACCTACACCTATAAGGCTTGACTTATCAAAAGATAATAGTAGCTCAAAGAAGGATCCACTCTCCTACTGGTATTATGCACCGTGGTCATTTAAGAATATTGCTAATTATGTAGAGTGATTGTAGTAAGACCTAATGAAGTATAGTCAAGTACTTTTACTACTTCTTTTAATCGCAATAGGTGCACTAGTTATTAAGTCATCGTGTGATGGATTTGCAGATGCTATCCCTGGATATATCATTCCAGCTCCTGTTGTACCCAAAAAGCCTTCAGCTGCAACTAATTCAAACGGAGGGCTTTTAGTCATTGGTAAATAATGCGCTGCTACGATAGAGGCTATCCGATGCCAGATAAGATAATAAAACAATTAGATAATCTTGTAGATAAAGCAAAGGCAAAGCTTGATCTAGAAGTAGCACAAAACCCGGCGCTACAGAAAGCTATAAATGTTGTTGAACTCTTTTTAAGACGAAAAGGGCGGTGTTGCTATGGTGGCCAGGCCATTAATGCGCATCTGAATGAGAAGGATAAGTTCTACGATCCGAATGTTAGCTTACCCGACTATGACTTTTTTACACCTGATGCTAAATCTGATATAGACGAAATTGTGGATGATCTGAAGAAGGCAGGATTTACAGAAATCTCAAAACGTATTGGTATTCACGAAGGCACCTCTAAAATCTACGTGAACTATGCGGCGGTTGCAGATATTACACAGTTGATTCCTGAGTTCTATGAACAGATTTCAAGTAAGTCGAATGTCTTTGATGGAATTCACTACGTAGATCCAATTTTCCTGCGTATGTTGATGTATCTGGAGATCAGCAGACCACGTGGACAAGTGGAGCGGTGGACTAAAGTTTTTGAGCGTCTACAGTTACTTCAAAAGGCGCATCCTATACCGCAATGTAAAATACGCAATTCACCCATTATTGAAGATGAAAACTCTGCGAATGCTCGTGCTTATTTGGTAAAGTATATGATCTCAAATCGGCGAGTATTTATGGGCGCTGACATTCACGAGATCTATTCACAGAGTGGTCTGGGCAAATCTGCAGGATCCCGGACGCACTTCCTACTCAAAGGGACAGCGCCGGTTGTTTTTTTAAGTCCAGATGCTGAAGATGATGCGGATAAGATTACAGCAGCGATGAACGTAAAAAAAGTCAGTATAGTCGGCTATCAGAATTTACTACCGCCGATGATTGCCTTGTACAAAGGTGACCATATTATCTGTTTAATTGTTCAGCAGGAGGCGTGCCATTCACACATTGTGCTGCCTTTAACAAAGCACCGGCAATTGCGTATTGCGTCCATTGATACATTATTGACATTTTTGATTAGTTTATACTATCGCGAAGATCCGCTGTTAATGACTAAAGAGTCATTGCTCTGCTGGATTCGTGAATATATCAATATTTCTGAGCGCTATAGAAATCATCCGACTAAGTTATTTCCTTCATTTTCATTGGATTGTACTGGATATCAGACATCCTTTGCGTCGTTGCTGAGAGCAAAGGCGGCGCGAATTGAAGCAGATCGGCAAAAGGTCAGTAGCGGTGTACGTGTGACGAGGAGAAAGGTTGTTACGCGTGGTTCTGTTATGCGTGATTCAGTGAAGCGTAATTCAGTGAAGCGTAGATCAGTAACAAAACGGAAACAGCCAGCGGTCTAAAATCATTGAAAGATAGATGGCGAATGCCAGTGTTCCAATTAAATCACAAACAGAGGATCCATCTTTTATTGAATTAGTATTACGGTACTTGCCTGGTGAACTAAGACGATCAGTGGAAGAAGTAGCAGATGCTGTAACTCCTGAAACAATTGCTAGAAATGATATTCTACTCAGGCAACGCGGTACGCAACTAGGGCAACTCCGAGAGTACATTATTGGTTTATTTACAAGCGCAGTTGATACAGCAATTGATGAGGCTGTTGAAAAAGCTACGACTGCGAGTGTATCGAGTACTTCAGGAGCTCCATCGCGATCAGTCTCAAGTTTTGTTGCGAATGCTGGTTCTGGTGGTACAGGAGTAGCTGCTTCAAGGCAGGCTTCAGCGGCTTCAGCAGCTTCAGCTGCTTCAGGATCTACACCCTATTCACCTAGAGGCTTTCTCAATGGTGGTACACGAAGACGTCGAAAGAGATACCATAGATCTCATAAGAAGCGAAATTAACTTTTTGCATTTGACATAGAAGATACAAGTGCAGCAGCACGATTATCTCCTCCTTTATATTCAGTATAGGATTTCTTAGGACCCGAGTCTTGCTGCCAAGGAAACAAAGTTCCATCCTTCATCTTCTTCTCATTGACATCATATGCAGCTAATTTTGTAAAAATGGAATTGGTTGATTTGAGTACCGACTGAACATCTGGATTCTGAAAGAGTGCTGTTACTCGTGTAATTTGAGAATCAAGATCAGGTACTGAACACGATGCTGCTTCCAGCTCAAGTTCTTTTTGTTTCTTTTCTTCGGTAAGTGATTTCTTCAGTTTTAATGCATTTGCGGAACACGTTTTGCCTTCAAATCCTTCAATCTTTTTCAGATCTTCTGCGCTAGGCGCTGTTGTGGGTGGATTCATTCCTCCGTCAATAGCACCCTGCAATTGATTAATTGTATCTGCATAGAGTTTAACTTCAAGAGAAATACGACTCGCAATATCATCCGGAATCTCTAGCAGTGCTTCTGCAGCAGCGGCTTTATCTGCGTCAGACTTGTAAGTAGGCAATTGATAAATTGAGCAGGGGAGAACTTCTTTGCCTTTGAGAGCTGTTTTCAGAGTTTGTTTGACTTGCTTGTCAGCGTCATCTGAAGATAGATTATTTATTTGTTGTAGAATTGTTTTGAGTCTAGCTTGCATTGTAGTTGATAGATCACAGTAGGGTTTCATTTGTTTTGCTAAACTAATCTGTAGATTCGTGTAACGACCACCAACAGATGTATCTTCAAACCCTTCTTTTTTACTGGTAGCACGTATCTTTTTTGATAACCAGGTAAGGAGCATTCCGAGAAAGGATACGGCAATGGCAGCGCCAAGTGTAATAAGTATAGTATGCATACTTCTTATATAAGAATATAATTATTGTAGATGCCAAACCTAGGTCCTACTCTTTCATCAGGATATGCAATGTCTCTTAATGACCAGGCAATTTATTGTGGTATTCCTTCACAGGCAGCAAGAGCCCAAAGTGATCAATGCTGTAAACCAACGTCCGGCCAAGCAATTCAACCTGCGCAATTGTCGTCCACCTATTTACAGAAAAAGAGTTGCTCAATACAACCAACACCGGCACAATTTGCATTGTATCCGAAAGTGGCAATTAGTCAATCAAGTTATATTCAAAATTTATTGACAAATAATTGTGCGACATTACCCGATCCGACGACTCGATTTCCTCAGCGATTCATTCCGCCACCCTGCGTACAACAGGCTCTTCCAGTGGAGGCATATTTGGCTGGAAAGTCTTTACCGAGCAAGGCGTGTCAATTTGCAATTCCTTATGGAAATTAGATATTTTCTTAGTTGTAGGTAGAAGAATGACCCTGAGAAATATCGATGCGTCTCAGATCGCTTTAAAGAATCGCCAGAAGGCGCTCTATGCGTGGAAGTCAGCCAATGCTGCGTTAGTCCTTCTGGGAAAGTCTATTCTGGAGGAGCAGCCTGGCCGTCAGGGACAGAGTTTATCAGTTGTTATTGACCGGCAGCAGGGCGAGTGCAAGTGCACCAATGACGCGTCAGCAAATCCTTACGAGTTTAATGGCTTGAGCGTCTGCGGATGCGGTGTGTAATTTTGTTATTAGTAAAAAAATTGATTATTTGCGTGGCAAATCGAATTTGCACAACAAATGATCTACAGTTCTAGTTCCGAAGAAGTGCTAGAAAATAAAATTAGGGCAATCAGATCAATGCAATATCTTGATATCTTTGATCAGTCTGAACTTAATAAACAGACGTGTTGGTGTGTAAGCTTTGGCGTCATTATTGGCCTTCTCTTTCTGAAAGCAATGCTGTCATAGTAGAATCTTATAGTATAAGATTTTACAAGAACAAAAAAATGTTTTTTGACTGCGAAGCAGTCTTGAAGGTCCTACCAGGGATCGAACCTGGGTTAAGAGGTATCTGATAACAATCAAAGCCTCCTGTCCTGACCACTAGACTATAGGACCAGCCTCCGAAGAGGTGTGCCTCCGAAGAGGTGTGCCTCCGAAGAGGTGTGCCTCCGAAGAGGTGTGCCTCCGAAGAGGTGTGCCTCCGAAGAGGTGTGCCTCCGAAGAGGTGTGCCTCCATTGGGAATCGAACCCAAGACCTACCGCTAGTATGTACTGTGATACGTTACAAAGCGGGTGCTCTACTCCTGAGCTATAAAGGCTGTTATGCCGTTAGGCGATTTGTTTGCATAAAGCAGGATTTGAACCTGCGAGGAGTGAACCAACGGATCTTGAGGCCGTCTCCTTAACCGCTCGGACATTTATGCTCGATTTATTTGCGCTAATTGTAGCGCTGCTAGACTTCAGGATTCTGTCAAGGAATAAATTATAGTAATTGCTGTGAGAATCCTTTGTAGTATTTTGAAAGAGGTTACTAACTCTCTGAAGCTCCAGGTGGGGATTGAACCCACGATCTTCCGCTTAGAAGGCGGACGCGATATCCACTTCGCTACTGGAGCGGTCAAGTAAGCTAACAGGTAAATGGGCATTCAATTTTAGGTGGTAAAATTAAATTTCACTTTTTTAGAGTAAAAGGTATGGGTTATATTTATCTTATTACAAATACTGTGACTAAGAAACAGTATGTAGGACAAACGATCCGAAAGGATATTGAAACAAGGTGGAAAGATCATAAAGCAGTGGAAAAAAATACGATAGGGAGATGTTTATTCAATACGTATAAGAAATACGGAATTGATAAATTTAAGTTTCAGATTATCTGTATTTGCTTTGATGAAGATTGCAATCAGTATGAGGAGGATTATATTAAGAAGTACAATACAATTGCTCCAAATGGATATAATTTAGCATCTGGTGGAAATAATTCCAAATGTCATCCTGAAACAAAAAGATTAATATCTGAGAAATTAAAAGGGCGATTATTAGTTCCTATCACTGATGAAATTAGAAGAAAACAAAGTTTAGCTAGAATGGGAGAAAAAAATCATAATTTTGGAAAGAAAATTACTGAAGAAAGAAGAAAAAAATTAAGTGAAGCAATAAAGAAAAAATGGCAAGAAAGAAGAGATAATAATACATTTGATTTATACATTGAGAAAATACTAGAAAATAGTAAAGGCGGCTTATTTAAAAAAGGTCGGAGTTCTTCAAACCGAAAATCAGTTGGTAAATATGATAAAAATGGAAATTTACTTGAAACATTTATAAGTACTGTTGACGCTGGATTAAAAATGGGTATTCATTCTTCGATAATAGCAAAAGTATGTCGAGGTACAAAAAGTTATATGACAGCTGCTGGATTTTACTGGAAGTATTTGTAAAAAAAAAAAAAAAAATAGGATTCACCACCTGCGAGGATCGAACTCGCGACTGTCAGGTTAAAAGCCTGAAACTCTACCTCTGAGTTAAGATGGTAATGGTTCTTTTTTGAATAGAAGAACCAAACTATAAGTACGCCTAGCGGGAATCGGACCCGCGTATCAGCATTGGAAGTGCTGCATTCTACCACTGAATTATAAGCGTTATTGTAAACAGGATCCAAATAATTACTTATCATAAGCAGGTTATTGCTGTGTGGATTCTTGGGTCGTATGATCACCAGGTACTTTTTGTAAAGAAGTACCAAACTCAACACCGATACCGAGAATCGAACTCGGGTCAAGGCTGTGAAAGAGCCCTATCCTAACCACTAGACTATATCGGTAATGGTCATTTTGAAGAGATGACCAACTCTTATTACAGGCTGTGGGGATTGAACCCACGCGGATTTCTCCAGCAGATCTTAAGCCTGCCTCCTTAACCACTCGGACAAACCTGTAGAATTTATTTGTGTTCAGGATTCAATTGAAGTATAAATCAATTGCTGTGTGAATCCTTTGGCCATACTATTACTGTTGTTGCTGTGACTGAGCCGACTCTTTTATTTTCTTTTGTTGCGTTAGCTTTATATAGTCACTTGCAATCTACACTTTTACGCCTTAGCACCTGTAACGACCTTCTTCTTGACAATCGTCTTCTTGGGTAGCGCTACGGGTCCATTGTCATCCGCAGGCGGAGCAGCCACGACCTGCGCCTGAGGCGCAGGAGCAGGCTGAGATGAACCGAGGACATCTGACTCATCAAGTTCCTCCTCCTCCTCATCTTCAAACGCCGCAGCAAAGCCAGATGACTTAGCTACAGGCGCAGCCTTTGAGGGCGCTGATGAGGCAGAACGACCAGCCGCAACAGGCGCGCTTGAGCCATCCTCATCAATGAAGCCATAGCCACGGCCTAGATCGGGCGTGCTGTCAATGCGCATCTGCTTAGCCTTCCAGGAGAGACCGCAGCCGACACTGCTGATCCACACACCCGTGCACTCAATCAGCAGTGTAGCCTGAGTCTTACGCGGGATAACATCCTTGAGAGGGATATCCTTGGTGTTAATCTGCTTCTTGTCAGTGTCATAGAAGGCAGTCTCGAACGCGCCATCCTTGCTCTTGCGGAGGTTGACCTTGACAGTCGGCGGATAAGGCTTGCGGTTGCCATTCTCATCCTCGCTGAACTTGACAGACGGCTTGTACAGCTTCATCTGCTTGAGAATCTGCTGAGTCATACCAGGCTTACGGAGCCAGTTCTTCTCAACGCACTCACCCATTACACGAGTATCCATTGCCTCGAGAGCAGTGAAGATCGCCTTGACCTTCGGAACCGTATCATAGTCACGAAGAGACACATTGACACTGTACTTGACAGGGCCGAACTTGTCATCCTCATTGAGACCATAGGGAAGATCAAGGCTGCCGACCTGCATCATCAGAGGACGACCATCATACTTCACATCAACGGACTTAGCACCACTCGTAAGAGACTTGATCTCACCGAACGTAAGCAGAGACGCATCAAACTGGGCGGGAAGAACACTCATTTGTTGTTATACTTTTTTTGAGGGGGGTGAGCCATTCAATTTTTGACGCGGCTTTTAGGCGAGGTTGACTCAAAAAACCAAAATGAGTCAGTAAGATAGAATGGACCAATCACAGTATATGCGTTTGAAGAATGAAGCCTCGCAGATTTACTTATCTAGAACTAAAACAGTTGATGCGTCTTTACTGACCTTTCAGAGAAATCTGAAGGCCGCGTATGCTGGCTCATCGGCTGTCATTCCCCCTGTTGTATTAGGAACGTTTACAGTTGATGCTAATTCAGAGCGTTCGGACAAAGGATCCTATCCGTATTATAGTCAGCCTACACGTGGATTTGCGAATCCTGCGAATCAGACACAAGAACTACAGGCATTCCGGGTTGCGGGAGGGTACGCGTGTAGCTCGCAGGATTATACAACAGGACCTCCTGGAATTACGTTACTAAATTGCTCAACGGTGACAACAATTCTGACTGGATACAATAATCTGACACCGGCACCTTCACTGGTCTGCAAGGTTGCTGATCCGAATGCGCATTTCTTTCCTTCAAAGGATAAGGCAACAGATAGTTGCGCGAACAATACACAGCCGTTTCCGAGTGGTTAATCTATCTCTTAAGTAGAGATGAGCAAACCGCAAAGTCTTATTGATATGGAGGATCAGTTTGCAGAGGCAATGATGGATGCAGGTATTACATCAGAAGCTGATGTATATAAGGTGGGTGATGATAATTTAGAAGCATTATATGAACAATTAGTAATAATGCGTGCGGATTTTGCTAAAGGGCAGTTAATTCGTGGAGGTCGTAGACGTAGTGGACGTGGTCGTAGAACACAAAGACGTAAGTCAATTCGTCGGAAGTCGAGACATATGAGACATCGTAAGTAACGCTTTTTAAATCTTTCAGAGAAAGAATAAAAAAGAGATACGGTCAAAGTCGGAATTGAACCGACGACCTTGCGGTAAGTGTTTTACCTGGTAAGTGTTGTAACAGGTAAGTGTTATTAACAGCCACACGCTCTAACCAACTGAGCTATTCGACCCGTCTGGGATTATCATCCAAGGCGGTTCTATAGCGTAAAAAAATAAATCTTCGGAACCGGAATTGAACCAGTGACCTAGGGAGATTTACACTTAGTACAAAGTACTACAATCCCTCGCTCTGCCAATTGAGCTATCCGAAGTAGTATGACGCTTGCCAGCGCCTAGACAATGTAAAAAATAGAGTTTAAGTATTTATTTGTCTTTTTCTTTTCTTTTATACTTTGACATCTTTTTTCTTTTTGTTTTGCTTACTCAATTGAGTAATTACATTTACGCCGTCGCAACCGGCGCCGCCTTGAGGTAGTGACGGTTGAGGTAGCGCTGAAGGTTGAAGTACGTAAGCACCTCGCCATCCTTCACGCCGAGGAGGCCAGTGAGCTTGGCATCGGGCGTGATGTTGTGCTTGTTCTTAAGGTTGTTCTCCTTGACGTAGGTCGTGATGGCCTTCGTGACGTTGGAGCGGCTCTCCTTGGAGCCCTTGGACACACCAAGGAAGCCGCAGAGATCATCGGAGAGCGGCGTAGGGAGCTCGAAGATAGACGGCTTGCGCGGCTTGACCTCCTCACCCTCAACCGGCACCTTCTTTGAGCGACGGCGACGCTTGTCGGCCTCCTTCTGAAGACGCGCGACACGCTTCTCAAGACGCTTGAGCTCAGCGACAAGTGCACCAACCGTCTCGCGGACCGTGTTGGCCTGGACGAGCATCGCCTTGACGTCATCCTGAACGGAGACCATCGGGGCAGCCTCACCATCAACCCCCGCAGCTACAACCGCGGGGGTAACACTAACAACAGGCGCTACAGGCGCTACAGCCGCCTTGGACGCCTTGGCAGACGGAGCCGGGCTCGGCGCAGCGGCAACCGGAGCCGGCGCCGCAGCCGTGGGGGCCGCAGCCTTCGCAGCCTTCGCGGCCTTCGCAGGGGCCGGCGTCGCAGCCGCAACCGGTACAACAACGGCCTCAACGGCCTTCGCAACCTTCTTCGTAACGGCCTTCGGGGCAGAGGGGACAGAGGCAGACATTATACCGGAAGCCGTGGTATTACTCATAGCAAGAATACGCACATTATCCAAGCATAACCATTCAATTTTGGGCCAAAGCCTTTAGCACCCCCACCGTTTTTTATTGCCGGTTGACTTTTTTTTTGAAGTCCCGTCGCTGGATGATGGCTTATACCTCCCTTAAGGTAGAGTTGCTAATTGCCCTCCTAAAGAACCTTTCCGCGCGGCCAGCAGAAGGAGAGCCCACCATGACATCTGTTGTTAAAGCGCAATGCGCTAATGTTAAAAGTCGCAAGTTCCCTCAAGTACGTTGCCCCTATCCTGCCACTAAAGATGAATTTTGCTGCCGCCATTGGAAGAAACCGCGCCGGTTTATTGTCAATAAGCCTAATCATCTTGTAACAAGATCAATGGATTCTGCAATTAAGCGGATTCAGAATTGGTGGAAACGGTATCAGGGCAACATACTTCGTAAACAGAGATCTCTTGTCTTTTTTGCGAGAGATCTATGTAATAATGATAGGGAACTTGCGACTTTTGAACCTCTCTCTTCTATCCCCAGAGACTATTTCATTGTCTTTCAAGACAAGGGAACTGATCGTTACTGGGGATTTGATATACGAAGCCTCGTAAATCAATATGAACAATGCGGTAAACTTGAAAATCCTTATACAAAAGAATTAGTCAGTGCGGAAGGCCTTGAGCAATTTCATTTACGTGTGGATATGTTACGGAAGTTAAAAAAGCCTTTACATTTTGAGGAAATCAGCGGTTTAACTGCAGAGCAGAGTTGGAATCTTCGTGTATTAGATGTCTGTTTACGCTTGGATATGCTGGGCTACAGAATTGCTACTCAGTGGTTTTCAGATTTAACGGCTCCAGAGAATCAAAGATTATATATAAATCTATATGCATTATGGAATTCAAATCAAGATTTACCTGTAGAATTAAAAAATAGAATTGTGCCCAATCACAATGAGACTCTTACACGGCTTTTCAAATCACCACCCCACAAAATTATGTTCAAAACTGAACTAAATAGCTTGAGGCGGATGAATCTAAATCTCATTGAGCGTCTAATCTCAAGTGCCGAGGCGCAATCGGATAAAGTTATTGGAGCGATGTACACTGTAATTGGTATCAGTACGGTTTCGAAGGAGTGCAGACGGGCATATCCTTGGTTAAACGATGCTATGGCCTAGCGGCCATAACATCGTTGCGGTCTTGTGACCTGAGCGACAGCATAGCACCTTAGCGAAGCGACAGCGTAGCCCGCCGTTCAATCCATCGCGCCTTTGAGTCTTCCTTCAGAATCTTAAGGCGACTAAAAGAATCTTCCTCAACAACTAAATCTCCGCAAAACTTCTCTAAAATATGGTTCAACGAGCCATACTGTTTCATACGATGAATAGCCGACTCAAAGGACATAGGTACAAGTCCTTTCAGGTGGCAACGATCCCAGCCAGCCAGAAAACACGAATCTTGTAAACAACCCAAACTAATTTTCCAATTTGCACAAATATCTTCAATACAGATTTCTTCTAGTAGCCACTGCTTCTTAATTGAAAGAATTCGCCAGATCCGAGGGCAACCCATCGCAAATAGATCTGAATCAAGAGTAATTACTACATCAATTTCCTTACTATGCTCTAACTGAATTAGAATATCATCGGCTTCTCCTTCAGCAACTATATTCTTGATTGTAGGGCCCAGCTGCTCCTTGATCTCTCGCTTATGTGCAGATGTAAGATGCCATCCTTGCCATTCAAGCGACCCAATAGCTTTCTTCAGATGCCGAATATCTTGTTCAGTTAATTCTGACTGATATGTCTCTAAATACGTTTCAAGATCTTTCTTTGTATTGATTGCTGATTCACGAGTAGATCGCCGCTGACCAATAACATCTTTCTTATCAGTAGGTGCAGTTCCATCCCAAACGCAAATAAGAGTATGTTTCGCAGTCAAGGAAACTAGCAAATGAATTAACTCGTGTAACTGAGCTCGATATGTGTAAATTAAACTAAACATATCGATACCAATTTTTAATGGCTTGATCTCAGGATCTAGAGGATCGATTTTATGAAATAAATCACGAAAGAGAGTCCATACACCACGAATGCCCATAGTACGTTTTATGCTGTAGACTAGGTGATAGACAAGCTCAATTTTTAGGCTAGACAATCTCAGGAGATACAAAACGCAGCGATCGTTCTACGTTACCCAGCGAGGCTGCCTTGGGTTGTATAAATCCTCTCGCAATCAAATACTCGTACTTTCCTGTAATGTAGCGCCACGCATAGTCACGCTTATCCTTAACACCATACTCTCGTCGTAAGATATCCACTTGAACCTCTATCCATTTTTGCTGGATAGACCACAATGCCATAAAACGTCGCGCGCTGCCTTTACTAACTAGTGCACAGATGTAGAGTTCAGTCCACGCTTCTGTTGCCGCCTCTAGATGTTCTACAGGCAACTCCTTATCAAAGCAGGCAGTATGAAGCAATTCGTGAAGTAGAACACGCGCAGATTCCTCAAATCTGTAGAGCACAATCCTAGATTGGCTACAGATATAAGAATAGCCTCCATTAATATGCTTTGCTTCGACTGACTTACCAATAGGAGGATAGAGACGAGGTGTGCGATTCATAAAATAGAGTACGTAGCCGATAGGATGTGCAATTGCTTGAAAGCAGCGAGCCCACAAGACCCAATCTGTATTTTTGTAATCTGCAGCAGTTCCAATGGCAATGACCCGCGTATATCCAGGAAGTTCTCTTGCAAAGACTTGTATACTTCCATTTTGGCCGCCTTGTTTCCAGGCTGTAATCATTTCTTGACGGAAATTTCCAGTGTCAATGTTCGATATGGAGGCAGGATTTGCTTCAGCTTCAAGAAGCGTAACATCATTTGCTGTTACAGAATCTTCAATCCAATGAAGTTCGGGAAGGTTCCATACACTTTTTGCCATAGTTAAAAAGGGTTCTGCCAGATGTGAATACATCCTTCTTACTTTACACTGTTATTTTTACTAGTTCCAACAAGTATGTCATAGAGCGAGACAAAGAGACTCTCCCACGAAATAGGAATTCTGTAAGATGTAAGTGTATGTCCTGCACCAGTATTATACGATCTAACAAGGCAATTAAGAATTTGCTTTGTTAATTCTGAGCCTAATTCGTGCGTATGCTCCATCGTAAGCTCAAGGAACACCTGATGAATATCAAACCATCGCAGATTTCGTTGAAGCAGAGCATATAATGTATTCCGAAGTGATTCAATATGATGAAGTTCTTTCTTGGGTAAAGCTCGAGTCATTTCAATCCAATTCCACAGAACAGGAGCCCAGATATGAAATACAGGAAGTTGAACCGGAATAGGAATATCAAGGAACCAATCACGGAGTTTATAAGGCACTGACTCACGTACAGTAAACCATACAGTAATATTACCAGATTCACTTCGCATCTCAAGAATACGTTGAATTAGAAGTACAGATTCCGTAGACAGTAGATCTGCCTCATAGAGTACAAGTATACGATCACCACGAAGTACGTGAGCATTTTCACCCAGGGAATCTACAATCGATCTGATATAGTGACGATCCTGTAGAGACATACGGGCAATCGAGAAGCCATTATGAAGAAGAGACGTCTCGTAAGGAAGACCATCTTTTTGCAACTCTTCAGATTGCGCCTGCTCATCAGATACTTTACGATCTAGACGCCACTGCTTTCTCGTTATGGTTAGAGGTAAACCACGTTGGAAAGCGATCTTCTCAAGACGTCTATGGACAGCATCTTTTGACTTCTTATAATCTTGGCATCTCCAGACAACACCCATTCTTTGACTATTGAGTCTAGACCGATAGCGATTTAGACCACCGTTGGGCGTCTAAGCAATATAAGCAAGAAGTACGTAGTATGGAATTCGGTGTTCCACTTTCAAGATTTGATCCAAATCACGTACGATGGGGGTGTCCACGTCTAGGTCCGTTTAGACGAACCATTCCGTTTGCATATGAAGAGGGACAGATCAATTTTCATTCTGTAATTCTTTGTTTACAGCCACTTCGCATTGTTGAGATGGATACACTTCGAAATCAAATAATACTTGAGGAGCCACGCAAAGCAACCTTTCTGTCAAAAATCGAGCAGTTTCAGAATCTAGTTCAGCAGAGTTTACTTAAGCACGCAAATCAGTGGACTGAGGGATGTAAGAAGGCGATTGAAGGTGCAATTCCTTTACAGCCGTTATTCAAAAATAAGCGTCTTAGTTTATATTTATCGAGCCAATCAGATTCTCTTTCTTTTTTTGAGGATGGTAAGTCTACTCAATATTCAGAAACCTCCATCAAGCCGGGAGATTTGGTACGGATTACAGTAAAACTTCAAGGGTTGTCTCTCCAGATGGTAGAAGATAACATCTGGACAGGTAAATCAAGAATTCAACATCATATACTTCAAATCTATAAGATAAAAGAAGACATATCTACACCGTAAAATATTAAGGACGCTGTGTAGTCAAAGCAATTGAAAGTGCTAATAAACATATAATTGTATTCATAGATGTTGATAATAATAAATACAAGTTCATTGACAGAGGATTATAGATAAAATAGAAATACCAGAGTGCGGTGTGGAGCAGAACAATTGCAGCTAATGTTCCTGTTATAGGCAGAACTGTCTTTGTAAGATTATTGGCAGTGTCTGGGTTTCCTGTTAGTTGAGTTAAGAAATAACCAACTAACGCAATAAGGCCAATTTCAACACCTCCTAGTACTGAAACTAAAATTGTATTATTTGTTGATCCTTTTGATGCCGTATCTGCCATAGGACTCTACTACCGTAGCAGCTCAAATTTCTTAAATTTTATACCGCTTAACATTTGCAAGCGGCACTTTAGCCTTTAGCAATACCAACATTACTCGGAATTTGCGGCAATTTTCCAGCGATAGTAAGAGCATTACCAATTACATCCGGAACTGACATAAATACAAAAACACACTCACCCATAAGAATTAATCCAAGAAGAGGAAAGAGGATTGACCAAAAACGCATTGTATTTAAACTTACGGATGGTCCTGGGTTACAGCTATCGACTGCCATTCTATCGTTACTGTGAAAAATTCATTTCTAATAAAATAAATTTGAGAGGTGGCACTACAACGTCTCAAATTTAAGATGCTAGAGTAGCATCTCAAATTTAAGAAATTTGAGATGCACGGTGCTACCGCTCAAATTCATTTCCTTAAAAATGAATTTTCACGGTACAGTAGATGACTTCAGGTCAGCAAACAAGAAAAAAAAGAATACCCAAACCCGGGCCCCGATATTGTCATCCAAAGCTCAAAACCAAAGATGGACAATGTTTACCTTCTAAAATGCTAGATACGATTGGAGGTTCACTGGGTGCGCCAAAATATCTTACAAAGAAGAATCTAAATCACTGGATGAAAAAGAGAACTCGTTGTACAACAGAACGTTGTATTATAGAAAAGGCCCCAATTGACAGCCGACAGAAGAATGATATTTTAAAGAATTTCTTTCGTCCAAAGATGCCGAGTGAATGGAAAAATGATCCTGATATGTGGCTTGACAGTCTGAATATTGCAGATGTGATGAAGCAGTACGAAGTCGTCTATCCGCATTTTAAGTTCTTTGGTACAAATCCGATTGACTTTGCAGCTCCCGACCCTAATTCAAATGACAAGACAAAGTGCGTTGAAGAGGACATATGCTCCCTAAATCTTGATTCGTTGAAGGCACAGGGGAAAACGAGTCTTGGGTTTGTCTACAATCTGGATCCTCACGATAAAGGTGGATCACATTGGATTGCAAGTTATACAGATATTCCGGGACATAAATCCTATTATATTGATTCGTATGGAATGAAGCCACCGCCTCAAATAGCTCGCTTCTTACGATCCCTTACTTTGCAAGATCCCAAAATGAAACTTTTTTACAATGAACGGCGGCTACAATACAGTGATTCGGAGTGTGGAATGTATTGTATCTATTTTTTGATTCGAATGCTTGCAGGTGATTCATTTCAGAAATTTATTCGGAGACGACCAACTGATAAAGATATGCTTACATTTCGCAAATGGCTCTTTTCAAATGACGAATAATGCGTAAATCGATCGTTCTAGGTATTTTGAACTATCTTGTAGAGGAGCAATGGATGCTAAAACAAACCAGACTCGGAAACTGTTTTTTTCCGATCAAAATGAGGCAATGCTATTAAGTCTTCTAAATAAGAATTTTCAACAGCGTTTGTCGAGTCCATTAAATGAGAAAGAATCCGTTCGACTTGAACGGGGTCTAGAACATTATATGAGTGAAGTATTTCAGAATAACTCAAATCAGTCTGTACAGGTACTAAATAAGGAAGTCATTACTGCGACTGCGTCTGACTTTCAGGACTACATTCAACGGCAGGCATCTCTTACATCAGTTACAACGACGGAAACAAATTTTCAAGAGACATCTCAACGGTTTGATCAACTTCTACAGAGTCGCCAGCGCGGATCTGAGGCACCCCGACCTGCTGTGCCTGAGTATGTCCAGCGTATCACGCTTGAAGAAGATAATTCTGTTAGCGCGTTAACTGCCTTTGAGGAGGCTAAGAAAAAGCGGAATCAGGAAATGTCAAGTCAGATGGAACTGCAAGTGGCAAAGCGCACTGCATCTGCAAGTCAGTCAATCTATGCTCAAGATTCAGCGCAGTCGCAGCAGAGACCGGATCCTCGTCAACTCTTTGATCAGCCACTCGATATGGTCATTCGCGGTACTGAATTACCCCGTGAGCTGCCTGGGCGGGGTGATGGAAACCCCACAATTGCTCGTTCCGGCGATGCCGCAGCGTCTAGAGGCGCTCTTCCTCAGGATATGCTGATCAAACAGCAAGATATCCAGGCATACAAGGAAACAGAATATAACTTATCTATCTACAGTGCGGATCGTAAATGGGAATTTAACACAAATGCGGGTGAAAATCGCTACAATTTCCACGTAAATCTCTATTCAGGAAATCCAACAAATGGTGTAAGTGTTGCGCCGAAGGGTACTGCGCGTTTTCGCAATATTACGCGCATTGAGTTCGTCAAGGCCATTATGCCGATTGAAGGTCTCGATGTAATCACTCTAAAGAATTCTGCGACCGCTGGTGATAACAATACTTCTTTATTTTCTACAGTCTTTTCCTTGCCGTTTGTGGCACTTTCCATTGAAGAATTAGACAATAACAATTACGGAACAAATAGTTATGTAGATAAAGCATTTGGTCTTTTACAGTATGATGCAAACTGGATTTCAGATGCTAATGCTGGAACAATCTCTGGTAATTCCCAAACATATGATCCTGCGCTATCTGGCAATCGTGGATATGTGTCAATGATTCCTAAGCACCTCAAGTGTCAGCGCGTCTATACACCTACACCTCTTGCAACTCTTACAAAACTCAGTATTCGTCTACAGAGACCTGACGGTACTCTATTATCTGATACTCTTGATACACTTGACGTAAGTGGTGTTTTTTTTAGCAACTCTGCAGCCACGTATGTATCAACTGCATATACCACAGTTTCAAATAGTTATTACCAAGACTCATCTGGTGAATTTATTTGGATTGATACCAGCACTAACTTTAGCCGCTTTACTGTTGCTCAAGGTGATCGTATAGTTATTCGTAATATGTCCATTACAAATCCCACAAAGGCGCAAACTGACTTTCTAAACTATTTACAACGAGCTGCAGGTCATTTTGTTGTTAATGTTGCAAGTTTACGCTACGTATCATCGTCTCCAAAACCGCAGCAACAAGTAAACGATGGTGCAAATCAATTAGGATATGCGCGATTTATTGTTATACGAAATCAATTTAATGATCCAACGACTGGATCAATTTCCCTTCTTCCTTTTGGTGGTCAAGCAACAAATGCAACATTAGGATCATCAATTGTTACACAAAATTTCTCGCCCGGCAGACTCCTTAACCTCAGTCATCAAACGCAACTTATTTTCCGCGTGATTACGAGAGATTATGATTCAACAAGTTTAGTTCGTCCTGATAATCTCTAATCATCTTTCAGAATGCGACCTGGTAATCGCGAGGTCTTTATATTTATAACCGTTTTGGCTCTTTTGCTAATAGGGTTGTATGTTCTGGGGAATAAAAAAGATGAAGGGTTTGATGCAACAACTGATGCGCAACACGCAGCAATGGTAGCACGCCAACAGGCAGCGTTTAATCCAGTTTCTCTTGCTCTCGCAGCTGCAAATACCCAGGGGAATCTTCCAGTCGACACACGTGGTTTATTTGGTACAACGAATATTACACCGACGACTTCGGGTGTAGCAACAATTACAGCAAGTAATCCGTATCCTCAGTTGGATGATCCAAGTAGTCTGTATGCGATGATTAAATTATGTGAGGCGGTCACTTCAGTAAATCCCGCTGCATTTAATGATCCTAAATTTGCTGCGAATTGTGGTATTTGCGTAGATATTGGCACAAATAGTGAAGGAAAGCCTGCGACGGGTGGTCTCGTAGTTCTCGCAAAAGACAAGGACTATGCAAAAGCTCACCAACTTGGAGACCACTTGCCTGACTATAAGCCAACAATCGGAACTTGTCCGGCACAAAGACTAGCTGGCACTGCTGCTGAAGTAACGCGTATACAGAATATAATGAAATGTCAAAAGGGAGCCAGTTATGATATTACAGGCTGCGCGCAGTGTTATTCCGATCAATCCTATTTTCCTATTGACACCACAACAACTATCAATCCACCTGTAGTCTACGTTGCAGGTAATGGAAATCTGAACTGGTATGAATCTGGCATTACAGGCTCAAAAACAGTAACTCTGAGTGCGACACCAACTAAACTTCAACTCCAGGGATCTGAGGCAACACGTCTTACACTTAATGTAAGTCCGATTGGCTCAGATAATGATGTACATATTGCTGGATATTTACAGGGTATTACGTCAAAAGGAATCTTTACAGTTGATCTTCAGAGAATTGTACAAAATGATGGATACTCTGGCAGAAAACCCCGCTTAACAGGCCCTGTTACATTGAATAATGTTGCGTGCAATACGATGAGCCCCGGTTTCGGTCAGACAATGATGAATTTGAATATTCCTACGCCTTTTACATTTGTTGACACAAATTCAATGGAGGCTGATATGTGTTCATCAGGTCCGTTTATAACGAAGCAATCAAGTGCAGAGTTTCTTGATAGCGATCCCTGCTATAAGAAAGGAACAGGTCCTGGAAAGTACGTACAGGAGTGCTTACAGAATAGCTTTTATTCAAATGGCTGCTTAGATTCAGGTAGTGGATTTCCGAATTCAACTGCTAGGAATTCTATGTTAATGACAGATTCTGCTGGCAAAAATCGTAGTATTGCAGAGATTGCTGAATATATTTATGAAAATGCAATTCGGAGCGCGACTGGATTAACAAGTAGTGGTACCAAATTATCTGTAGAAGACTGGTCTGCTGCTAGCGTATTCTGTACAGGTCGTATAATTACCTCACCGTGCGATACTGCGAATAAGGATGTTGGGCCTCTAAGTAAGGATTGTTTAGCCTATCTCTATTCAAATCAAGGAAATGGAAAACCTATAGGTGCGACCTATACCATTGCAGGAACCTTTAGTAGTCTGTTTTCAAACTCATCTGATGATTCCCTCCAATTCTGTACATCAAGTGGTAAGTTATCGCCAATCAATTCATCTGGACAAGTCAATCAGGCTGCCATTCAGTATTGGCAGAAGCAGGGTGGTGTTGAAAAGGTCAAGGCACTAATGAATGAAATGCACAGAATTGCCACACTTACGGTCTCAGATCCGCAAAAGCAGGATGCAGTAATGAATTGCTACGGTAAGACATTAGCAGAACGTCCGCTACCTTCATCTGTTGCAGCAACAATGACCAAGTGTGCTGCAAGTTGCGGTACCGCTGCGAGAAAAGTCTCTATTTTACAGAGCCCTGGGCAGTACTTACACTTTTCACAGATTGCAGTCATTGACTCTACAGGAACTAATGTTGCTATGGGTAAGGCAGCTTCAGTACAGTCAACCTGGCCTGGCGGTGATCCGCAGACACCTGTAGACGGTGTTCTTCAGCCTCGTGCTTGGAATGCAAATTGGCACATTGGCCCAAATCAGACAAGTGGAGGCACGTGGACTGTAGATCTCGGTGCAACCTATGATATTGTTCGTGTGGTCGTCTACCAGCGCACAGATTGCTGTACAGAACGTATAAATGGTGCTGTTGTATCTTTAATTGATACGAATGGAAGTGTAGTTGCAAAGAAGACAATTACATCAACAAAGCTGGTTATCCCTGTTGATTTTAGACAAGCGGGTGCGCCTGCAGCCTGTAAGGCGTGTGATACTAATCAAACTAAGAAACAAGTTTTCTGGATGGCCAGAGGCAATGACTATTCGCATATTAAGGCGGATGCTGAGGGTGTCTGCAATGCAGTCGGTGCAACAAACGCCACCTATGCGCAAGTTCAGGCTGCACAGGCCCAAGGATCTGATGTCTGTGCTTCAGGTTGGGTCAAGGATTATAACCAAGCAATTTATCCTATTTCAGCACAAATTGACGGTGGATGTGGTAATGGAAGTACAGGTATTAAGACCTACACACCTGCAAATAATCTTGCGGGTGCCTGGTGTTATGGTGTAAAACCGCTTGGTGATTCAATAGAAGGTGATGCTAGAAAGTTAAGCCTTGATGCCTACAGACCATATTATATCAGAAATTTTGATATGACACGCTACAGTGCGCCTGATGTTCCGGCTGGTAGTTCAATTTAGACTAACTCATACTCTAGTTCAAAAAGCAAATACCTACTTTTTTAGTTATTTACTTTTTCTTCCTATGAAACAGGAGACTATGTCCAATAGTATATATAGAAAGACACGTGAAGGATTTACAGGGACAACCGATACGCGGGCTTCAGATGTAAATTCGTTTTTCTCAAATACATTACCAAATCCTATTTTGGTGACGGATCGTAGTTTAGATATTGCAAGTCTTACAACTGATAAAGCTATTGGATCGGCTGGTCTGACACCTGTTCTGCAGAATGTACAACTTCAGACAGGTCTATCGAGTCAATTATTGGCACAGCGTCAGGCGCAGTGCGAATCATCTGGATCTGTAGATAAATTTGATCAACTTACAAGCCTTGCAAATAGTCAGAACCCTACCAGTCTTGCTCGGTGTGGATGGATTTACAATACGCAGAATCCTCAAAGGGGCGCTGGTGCTTTTGGTACTTCATCAGGGCCGTATCAGGCACCTATTGAGGGTCAGTGGATGTGGGACCTTCAAGCTGCAAAAAAGAAGGTTCACGTAAATCTGTGCCAGAGTGTTCAGACGTGTGGTGATATTTCATCACCGATGTATAAGGGTCGCTGTGGATTCTGTAAGTCATCAGGTAAAGCTATACCCATTACCGATGGTCAAGTTGCATATCCTTATGATCCTAATTTATCGTGTGGTGCTGATGGACTTGTTACGTCGAGTGCATCGTGTCCTGTTTTACCAACAGCTTCTTCCGGCGCGCCAGGTACACCTGGCTATGTACCGACTGATATCTGCGCCTCTCTCCCTAACGGCGCATTGAAGCGTGATTGCTTGATACAAAAAGCTACACAGGCTGGATGCGACACTAAAGGTACACTGATTCAAGCACTTAATAATGGATCAGATTCGAATTACTTAGATGCTTTAGTCCAGGCAAAAGCATATTCAATTTACCAGCAGCGAGCTGCATTGCCTTTAGATGAAACATCACTCAAGAGTGGTAAGATTGCTGTAGGAGATGCTCTCACTGAATTTAAGCGTGTAAATGATCAAGCGACATCATCTGTACAGACTGGTTTACGTGCTTCAGCACGCGATCTCTGTTTTCAATCGGGCGAAGTTGACAAGTACGACTTCTGTTCTGAAATAAGCGATACAACTCCGCCGCCATTTTCATTAGATTGTCTTCAGAAGGTTTTCTTAAAGGCAGGTGGCCAGTCATCAGGTGCTCTTTTTCCTGTAGCGACAAATATCGCAAGAGAGTGGAATTCGCAGAGCAGCTGGTCATCTGTAAAGGCGAAAATTAAGGTAATGAGTGATGGTACAAACTCAACAGATCGTGCTACGCAGCAGACAGCAATGTCTAATTTCCTAGGCATTCCTCTTGAAGATAAGTCAAAACCGCTGATGCCTAAAATGTCTGGCGTTGAGATCTTCTGGTTTACTCACCAGTGGGATGTAAATACTCCGACGATATTTCTCGGTCGTCGTATTCGTCCCACAATTCCAATGGTTAACCAGTCAATGGATTTGAAGGGGACACAGGGGCAAGGCAATCGCACGGATATGACATCTTTTAATTATATAACAAATTTATTGCCGGCGGCGGATACAAGTATCCGTGTTCGTGTAACAGGTGATGACGGATATGCGACAAAGCTGAACTCACCGATGACAAGTCTGTGGAATTGGAAGTGGGCTGTGAGTGGTAACGAACTCACGTGGTTAGGATATTTCCCGCCGCAGACCACGTGGAACTGGTGGAGTTGCTGGGCCCTAACTGCAAAGGGCCCGAATATCTTACACGGATATTGGTTTAATGGAGGTGGCGGATTCTTCTATTCATTAGAGTACCAGGCAAATTGTGCTGCAAACTGGTGGACCAATTGGTCTGAAGGATGGGGGCAAGTACCAGCATCAATGTGCTACTTGACAAAGGAGCCGTTTGCGCCTATGATTGAGTTTGAGTCCTATGGAAACTACTCAGACTATGGAGCGCCGATCAGTTTCTGTGATAAGCGTCTGAGTGGCAATAAGTTACAGTGGAACTATTCAGGAGGCAAGCCGACAATGGTGCAGGCGCCGGCAACTCCTACAGCAGACTTTCCCTTCGCAAAGTCCTACCAGCAATTTGTAACAAACACTGGTATTAGTTCCAAGTACGGAATGAAATTAGCATCATTCTTAACGATGACAATGCTTGTACAATTTGACGCGATGCCGAATAACGCCGCAAATACGCCTAATTTTACGTATTTTTACAATGCAGCTAGAAATCAGTATGTCTTACTAGAATTGATAGGAACAGGCGATTACAATACTGCAAAGATGCGTATTAATTTCCAGAGTCGCACACGTGGCTTTTCAAAGATTGTTGAGGGGCCAACTCTTACAGCGGGCGTAAAGTATTTGATCACACTGCGTATGCTACGTGGGAATGATACGGATATCTTTTCCTTGAATGGAATGCAAATTGGTGCTGCGCCGCTTTCAGATCTGCAGAAAGATGGTAGTAAACTCCAGGAAAGTGCTATACTTGCACCGACGTGGCCTTCTGGTGTCTTTGATAAGACTGTTTTTGATGATCCGAATGATGGAGGCAGTTATACGCAGTATATTGGATATGCTGGAATGCGTGTATACTGGGCACACTACTTTGATTACAATTTGGATGCGGCGGCGATTAAGAGAGAGGCTAATCAGGATTGGCTGGGCACGTGGTATGCGTAGCGCCTTTGGTATGCGTAGCGCCTCTGGTATGCGTAGCGCCTCTGGTATGCGTAGCGCCTCTGGTATGCGTAGCGCCTTATTTTTTATGGCTCAATAATACAGTACGAGGTATATACTGAAACGCACGCTTATCAGTAGATTCAAGTACTATTTTAGGCTCTTTACCGGCACGATATGCTTCCATCCAACGGAGCGCACACACGCACCAGTGATCACCCGCAACTAAGCCGGGAAAACTAGAGCCTTGTGGTGTAATTAAATCATTTCCCTGTTTCAATGTATACTGTAAAAAAGGATCATCCATTATCGCGCAGACAACGTGCGTACCAGCATCTTCATCACCGGTTGAGCAAAATCCATCCCGGTAAAACCCTGTCACTTTCTTTAAGTTACAGGGTTTTAGAGGTTTACCGAGAACATTTATACGCCCTCCACCTCTGATAAGACGCCGTGTTCTCCGACGATAGATTCGCTTTCTAAACGTACGCATACTCTAAATAGGATATTTAAATTCTCAAGATGCGGTAGTAAACTATGGATAATTTTACAATGTTCTTTTGGCTTTTCTCAGTTCTTTTTATTGTATTATCTGGTTATTTACTCTGTTGTACAAAGCGGACTAATATATTTTATGCACAGATTGCTTCCGGTTGCGGTATGTTTGCAACGAGTAAGATTGGGCGTACATTTCTAGGATTAGAGTAATTTGTGGGTCTAAACCAATGTCCGAAAATTGATTCTTGACAAGAACCAATTTTCAGATATGAAATATGTTCAATTAAGCCTAGATGACTTCTTTACACTGCAATCTACTAAGCAACCGATTACAAAGCAAAAACGTGATTTAACGATGACAACTGCAAAGCAACTCCTTGAGCCACTGTTTGTTCGACCTATTCCTGATGATTCACGCTACACTAAACAACTTGAAGAAGAATATGAATTAATTGATAAGAATGCCTTTGCTCCAGTCTTTCTTCAAGTGCGTACTGTATTAGAGATTATTCAATCACTGGGGCCACCTGCTCCACCCCATATTATTCGTGGATCTGCAGGATCTTCACTTGTTACCTATTTGCTAGGAATCACACACGTTGATCCGATTCTGAATTGTATTGAATTAGCCAGATTTATGAATCACTTACGAAAAGATATGCCGGATATTGATATTGATGTACCTTATAATCGTCGCGAGGAAATTTACGGTCTTATTGCAAAAAAGTATCCAAATCAAGTTGGCCGTGTCTCAAACTACTGTATGTGGACTGATAAAGTAAATACACGACAGTCGATCAAGGATGTTCTTACTAAACACAATAAGCCTATTCCTGAGGCGGTAAACCGAAAAGGCGCAGTTCCCGAAAAATTCCTTACAACTGCTGAACTCAAAGAATATAAGGAAATTAAAGAGGGTCGTCAAGGAAAACTTAAGAATTACAGTAAACATTGCGGAGGCATTGTAATCTTTGAGGACCAGGGTGAAGTGCCAGAAGAATTACGACTAAAAGAAATTGAATCGAATGGTGTACCGCTCTTTCAAATTAATTTGAATAAGGATGATACTGAAAATCAGGGGCATATTAAGATTGATTTACTGAGCAACCGAGGCCTAGCTCAATTAGCAGATATCTGTCCTGAATTACCTCTTATCTCGTATCCCGATCGAGATTTTAAAACGGAGAGACTCTTTGCTAAAGGATTAAATATTGGGATTACTCTTGGTGAAAGTCGAGGAATGCGAAAACTCTTTATGAATATGAAACCAAAAGGAGTTGGTGATCTTGCAATCGCTCTAGCACTTATTCGACCGGCAGCGGCTGCTGAGGGACGAAAGCAGGAGTTTCTAGAAAAGTGGAGAAAACTGGATACTGATCATACACCCTTAACACAACCGATTGTCTATGATGACGATGCTATTCATAAAATTCGGTGTTTATTAGGATGCGATTCGGCAGAAGCAGATCGTTGGCGTAAGGCATTTGCAAAAGGCAATGCACGAGCCCGAATTGATTTCCGTCTGAAGATGATTGATAAAGGCTTTGTTCGTAAAGATATTGATCGAGTGATTGATGATTTATCGCAACTTGTCTATTACAGTTTCTGTAAAAGTCACGCAGTCTCGTATGCTCAACTCGTCTGGGCTCTAGGATTTTGGAAGGTTCATAACCCACACGAATTCTGGTGTTCTGCACTCAATCATTGTAATTCAGAGTATAGAAAATGGGTCCATTATCGAGAGGCTCGGTGCTCAGGGCTTTTACTGAGTCGTCAGCCACCTCCTTATCGTGTAGGGCAACGTCTTTTACAAGGTGAACCATATTCCGCATTAGTACCTATCGAGACATTCGAACAAACACTTCTCAAAAATCCATCCTCTATCGAAGAATTCAAAGAGTTTGGATACTGGACAAGCGAAAGTTTCTTACCGACGTGTGGAGTTGAGGCTGATCCTCAATTGCGTCTTGATGGTAAACGTTCTGTAAAATTCCGTGGTATTATTGCCTGCGGTCGAACTATTTCACGTGAATGGGGAATAGCCACATTGATTTGTATTGGTACAGGAAATCGTGAATATATTGATCTAGTTATACCTGATAAGAAGCGGGGCGATTTGTTCTCCTGGTTAATAGTGGAAGGAAAGGGAACACAGCAGTGGCCAGGGTCTATTGATGTTACGAGTATTCGGGGAGTTGCGGTTCGGTCATTAGATAACTGAGGTCTAAATAGATTAGTTGCATCAATACTAATGGAATCAATTGATGCAGTCTATCTTCTCTGCCATCCTCAAAAAGAAAAGGAGCGATGGGAGCGATTAATCAAACACTTAGATGAACGAGGCTTGCCGCAAGAAAAGTATTTTCAGGTTGCACCTACGTGGTCAGATACACTCAATCACAAGGTCTTTGATCTCTATGATCCATTTTGTCCCCGTCCGTGTCCGTACTTGTCGTGGAAGGGCAGATCACTCACACTTGGTGAAATCTCACTGGTGTTTAATTTCTGGTCAGCGGTTGATCACGCACTTGAACGTGGCTTTCAGTATGTTGTCTTTTTTGAATCAGATGTCTTTTTGCGTGAGGACTTTTTGACGCGATTCGGAGAAATGTGGGCTATTCTACAGAAAACTGACTGGGATTATGTTAGTTTGAGTGACGGTGTAGGTAGCCACGCCAAGGATTACACATCAGTCTATCAACGAACAAGTGTACAAGATCCACCGCATATCTTTCCCTTCAGATGTACAGATTCTATGCTGTTTCGTGTGTCTATTCTAGCTAAAATGAGGCCGAGAGCCTTTCCATTTAGAGAGTGTCTCGATTGGGAATTGAATTACCAATTGGGATCCATTGGAGGCAAAGCGCTTTGGGTTGAACCGCATCTTGTTGAGCAGGGGACGTGTAAGAATCGTATGCCGACATCACTCCCGTCTTGATTTCGCTCAAATTTTTACAAAAGCATCTGTATTCATCAGATTTGAACTGATCAATTCGCCAGGTAGAGGTGCAACGTGTATAGTTGAGTCAGTACCTAATTCCTTGGATTTCATCTGACCTTTGATAATAAGAATATCATTTTTCTTTACTGCGGGTGTTTTGTTTTTTAACCAGTTTTTGTATTCTTTGCCTCGTAGTTCAGCATCACCTGATGCCGTAAATACATATTTTACATCAAAGTCTTTTATAGTCGAAGGCCACGTTGAACTTGATTGTCTTTCGTAGACGGTTAGGGGCGTATTGATATGTTTTGCCAGAATCTTGGCAGTTAGAGGTGTAAATCCAAAAAGAGTTGTTGAATGAAAAGGAACCCATCGTTTTACATTGGTACTTGTCTTTTTCACTACCCAACGTTGTGTATCACTTCCAAACTCAATTGTTCCTTCGGATAGTGTGGTGGCTGAGGTTTGCGGTGCTTTTCTATCCTTCTTACGCGTCTTTGACACCATTCTAATTTAGATCAAGCTTTTACAGTCCACTCAACGCAGAGAATCTGATTGGCATTCTGATCTGTCCACTTGATCGTAGTGATAATCTTGCCGCTCACGCTAGGGAAATCGGTTATGCTTTTATCTGAATGATGACCGACTGTTAAAGGACAAGGATCAGGACAGCAACCACCGCTCATTTCAGTACAGAGATCATTGACGGTAGGACTGAAAGGTATACCATTGAAACTAAATGCGTAGCTCGCCTTACCACCGGTAACTTCAGACTCGAGATCGTACTCGAAGGTTGTTGTCACGGACTCACCGGGTTTGGGAGCATCGGGAACAATCGAGATGACGAGATTCTTGGCTAGATCAGATGATGATCCGCAATTACGATAACTTGCATTTGCAGATGTTAGAGAAACAGCAGCAAGTGCAATCATAAATATGGAGGAGACGAAGGTCATTATACCGTAGCATCTCAAATTTAAGAAATTTGAGATGCACGGTGGAACCGCTCAAATTCATTTCCTTAGAAATGAATTTTCACGGTACTGATATCAGAGGTAATTAGAGGGTCAATTTTTATTCTTTTGGGTCACCTAGTCCTTAGGGTCACCTAGTCCTTAGGGTCACCTAGTCCTTAGGGTCACCTAGTCCT